GGAAAAAACCATTCTCAGCAAGGTTGATACTTCCCATCCTGATGTTAAAGATAACATTTCTGATCTATTGATTATGTTAAACTCTGGAAAAATTGATGATTCTGTATCTGGCGCAATTAAGCATTATTCAAAAGAAATTGAGCTTTCTCCTGAAGAGCAAAAATTCGTAGACTCTCTGCCTGAGCCTAAACCTAGCCCTATGGGAAGTATTCTTGACAACCCTGACATTTTGGGTGCGCTATCTAATATACAAAATAAATCAAAAGGGCTAGAATAAAATGAAACTCATAATGGAAAACTGGAACAAGTTTGTAGCTGAGTCTGATCGCCTCACCCGAGCCATCGACGACAGCGAGGCTCGTGACAAAGCAAGTCAAGACTTTCAGATTAGGTTTGATGCGATGACTATGCTAAGAGATTTTTTGAACGAATTATCACCGGACGGAAACTATGATTGGATAATGGATGACGGAGGCGACGATAAAGCCGAAGAAACCATCCAAGGCGTAGATAGTGTAGAGCAGGCTATTCCATTACTAGCAAAATGGTTAGAAGGAGCGTCTTATGGCTCTGTATCAGGTGAACAATTTTTACAATTTGCAAAAGGAAAACAATAAAAAAATGAAAAAGCTAATGGAAAACTGGAACAAGTTTGTTAATGAAGAAACGAAAGAACGGCGTAATGAAAGATTTCTTTTTCAAGAACCACGCAACAGAACCATTGGTGCGGGTGGAGTTATTATGACGATGCCGGCGTATCCTGAAAAGTATCCTGACATAATGAAAGGAATTGAAAAACTCAAAAAATCAAATCTAAATTTAGAAATTTTTGTAAACAAAGAAAAAATGTCCAATTACAGACCGGGGGAATTACTCGTAGTTACCACAAAAGGAAACAGGTTAGCTAACGAATTTCCAACCTCTCGTGACCTATTCGCAGATCGCTTTGGGATACTAACACCACAATCAATCATGCAAAAAATTGCTCCAATTCTTTCAGAGTTTGGTGTGGTATACTACAATCGCGAGCCTTTTTATCCAGACGAAACGCCTGATAACCTAGCTAGGGCTCAATTGGACAAGTCTCGCTCAAAGGAAAAAGATGGGGCAAAAGATGGGGTAAAAGGAGACGCACAGGCAGCAACCAATGCAATTGTTTCAAGTGGAATAGCAAAAAAAGTTGAAGATTATGAGATTCCAAAAGGTCCTGCACACCGCGTCTACGGACTTGAACAAGAGTTTATACAAATGTTCCCAGATGGTATTGTAGGCATAGAAATTTCTGATCCTAGAATGCCAAATTGGAAGAAAGATCCAATACAAATTGTATACCAAGGTCACGATGGGAAAAACCATTATTTTAAATTCCCAGACGGTGATAACTATTTTATGGTGACCAAGAAATAAATGAAAGAAAAGATTTTAGCTTTCTGTTTAAGACACTGGAAGGAGATTGGACTTGTCCTTCTCCTTCTTGTTGTGTTTGGTAAGTCGCAATACGATATGCGCAACATCATAAAGGCGCACGAAATCTCTGAGCAGTCTATGCGAACCCAGATAGAGAACCTTAAATCTTTCCACGCGAAAGAACTAGAGCTACGCGACGAGGCAATAGAGAAGTATCAGGCAGAACTCCAAGCACTTGAAGAACAATACGAGATAAGACTTGTTGAGATCGAGACCTTGACAAAAGAAGAAAAAGAGATTATAATAAAGGAGTTCACAGAAGATAAGGAAGCCCTTATCCAAAGATTCATAGATACCTACGGATTATATTATGTTCAGTAACTTGCTTTTGGCTCTCGCGATGTCGGTGGCACACGCAGACGAACCAACCTTCACCATCGTTGGTGAAAACGAGCCCGCGCCTTTTGCGGGCGTTTTGCTTAGCCCACCAGCAGCCGCAGAGATACTTACGACTCACGATGAACAGCAAGCCAAGTGTGACTTGGAGATCGAGTTCCAACTAGACAAGGCTGGCTCTGATTGCGACTTTCACAAGCGACTCATTGAGATTCGTGCTGAGGCTTGTGAAGAAGCAAGAGAAGCCGAGAACAGAGCAAAGAATCTTGAGATAGATGCGCTCAAGGCAACCATCAAGAAGCAAGCCCCACAGCGCAAGTGGCTATGGTTCGCTGGTGGTGTGGTAGCCGGAGGTCTAACCTATTATGGTATTCAGCAAGCGGTGACCCAGTGAGCAAGGACTTAGACTACATCGCAAAAGTGGAGCAAGCCATTGCGGACAAGTATGGCGATGAGACCATCCAGAATCCCAAGGCAGATTGGGACGAGAACAAAGAAAAGATCTATTTGGAACAGATGCGAGATCTTTATAAGAAACAAAAGAAAAACGACGAAGCCAATGACAAAGTAGAACTAAATGGTATAAAGGTTTCAAGAAAACTACTTAATAGAGAATCCAAGACAGGGTGCCCTGTTTGTGGTGCCTTCTCGTATTCTACCCGAGATGACGTATCGCTCGTAAAACATGACTGCTGTTACAAGTGTTACATCAAATGGGTCGAGGGAAGAGAAGAAAGATGGAAAGAAGGTTGGAGACCAAATGAAAATCACAAAAACCAGACTTAAAGAAGTTATCTTAGAGGTCATAAAAGAAGAAGAAGTTCAACTGATAGACAGAGACTCAGAAGAAATTTTTGACGACATCGTTTCCAGTCTTACTATCTTAAAAGATGATGAAAGCAAAAAACCAATACTGCTTGGTATTTTAGATTCTCTAAACAACCCAAGCAAAAACGAAGGGCAACACATGATGGGCGGAATCGATGCCGACGATCACGAAGTTGAAATGGCTCTCTCTGATCTTCACAAGTTAGAGAAGTACGCCCCCGAAGTCGCGCATCTAGCATCACAATATTCTAACCTACCCGGATGGGTTCAATCAAAAATTACTCTTGCTGCCGACTACTTAGGTAAAGTCTATCACTATTTAGATGGCAAGCACAATAAAGGAATGGAATAATGGCAACAGTTTACGAAATCGTTCAGGGCTTATCACAAGCCGCAGCAAATGCTTACGACGGCGCGATGACCGAAGATGGTGAGCCCGTTAAGGTAGGATTAAAGAGGGAGGAAGGCGACCCCCTTATTGACAAGAGGGTTATGGATGGCTTTAATGTTAAGTTCCACGGCAACATCATGCGCCTTTCTTATATGTCTGAGGTTACCTTGAAGGAAGTGTATGCCAACGGTTTTGAGTCTGATGTCGAAATACAGATGAATGAGATTGTTAAGTTCCTCAAGAAAGAAGCTCGCAAGATTACTGGTGCCACCCCCTCACTAACCAAGCAAGGCGAGATCGATATTCGTGTAGAAAATTCCTCTCGTGTTCGTTCTTGGGTTACTGCTGTTCTTGAATACAAGGTCGGCGGTATGGAAGAGGTTTCCGTCGTCGGTGAAGCAACCGAAGACAAGCTTGCTGCTGGCTGGGAGGCTTTTATGTCCCAAGGCGGATATGGCAAGCGTGCCCCCAACGACAAGCGACCAGCAAGCTCCGGCAAGAAAGAATAAAGAAAGATGAATGCCGAGATTAACGAAAAAACAAATACTTAAAGAAGTCGTTAAGTGTGGTAAAGATCCTTCTTACTTTCTAAAAAACTATGCCCGCATCTCTCACCCGATGCACGGGCTTATGTTGTTTAAGACATACGATTATCAGGATGTCCTTCTAAACGACTTCAATGACTACCGATTCAATGTTATTAACAAAGGGCGCCAGCTAGGTATCTCAACGATTACGGCTGGTTACATTGTTTGGATGATGTTGTTTCATCGTGATAAGGCTATCCTTGTCATGGCGACTAAGTTTGAAACAGCAGGCAACTTGGTGCGAAAAGTCAAAAATATCATGAAGAACCTTCCTGACTGGATCAGGATTGCAAATATTACAACCGACAACCGCACGTCCTTTGAGTTGTCTAATGGTTCTTCTATCAAGGCTGCCTCCACCTCTGGCGACGCTGGTCGTTCTGAGGCACTATCACTTCTCGTTCTTGACGAGGCTGCACACATTGAGGGCCTAGAAGAACTGTGGACTGGTCTATACCCAACGCTATCTACTGGCGGTCGCTGTATTGCTATCTCTACACCAAACGGTGTTGGTAACTGGTTTCATAAAACTTGCGTAGGTGCCGAGACCAATGAAAATAATTTCCATCTCACAACGCTTATGTGGGACGTTCATCCTGATAGAGATGAAGAGTGGTTTAAGAAAGAAACCAAGAATATGTCCAGAAGACAGATCGCACAGGAGTTGGAGTGCAACTTCAATACTTCTGGTGAAACTGTTATTGATCCAGAGAACATGGAATGGATTATGGCTAACATCAGAGAGCCCAAACACAAGACTGGTTTTGATAGAAACTTCTGGATTTGGGAAGAGTATGACCCGAGTTGTAACTATCTTATGGCGGCAGACGTAGCCAGAGGCGACGGAGCCGATAGTTCTACATTCCACATACTAAAACTTGAAACGATGGAGATCGTAGGCGAATACATGGGTAAACCAACGCCCGACTTATACGCTAACATGCTCAATCAAGTCGGCAGAGAGTTTGGTAATTGTATGATGGTTGTAGAAAACAACTCTATTGGCTATACGGTAATAGATAAACTCATAGAGTATGCTTATCCAAATCTTTACTATTCTATCAAGTCTACGCACGAATACATCGACCAACATCTCGGTGAACACAGGTCTGGTGCTATCGCCGGTTTCTCAACTACAAGTAAGACCAGACCCCTCATCGTAGCCAAGCTAGAAGAGTTTATGAGAAACAAACTAGTTAAGACGTATTCTTCGCGTTTAGCAAACGAGTTTCGTACTTTTATTTGGTACAACGGGAAGCCACAAGCCATGAGGGGCTACAATGATGACTTGGTAATGGCTCTTGCGATTTGTTGTTGGGTTCGAGATACAGCCTTACAGACAAACTCCAGGGACCTTAACTATCAAAAAGCATTTATTGATTCTATAATGACTTCTAGAACTACCCTAAATACGCAGATAAGAGGACAAATTGGCTACACAGGCGAAGATAATACTAGTAAAATGAACGAAGCAAAAAACCTATATTCACAACATATGTGGATAATCAAGTGAGATAACAAATGGCACCAAAAAATCCAAAACAAGGCAAGAACCCCGCTAATAGAGATTCACAATTATTCAAGTCTTTGACTCGTCTATTCTCAGGTCCTATTATTAATTACCGCTCCGAATCTGGTCGTAAGATTCGCAGACAACACTTAGATAAATACTCAACTAAATTTAAGTCTGCATCTGGGCAACAGTTTAAAAAGCAATCTTACAACCCACTCGACACCATCGCTGCAAACGCTATTGCAAACCAGCGTCGGTCAGAACGCTACATTGATTTCGATCAGATGGAGTACATGCCCGAGCTTGCTTCTGCTTTGGATATCTACGCAGATGAGATGACCACATTCTCTGCTCTTTCACCAATGCTAAATGTCAAGTGCCGCAATGATGAAATCAAAGCTGTCCTCAACATTCTTTATCATAATATAATGAATGTCGAACACAACCTTTTTGGTTGGTGCCGCACTATGTGCAAGTATGGCGATTTTATCTTATACCTTGATATAGATGATGAAATCGGCATCAAGTCTAGTATTTCCCTTCCACTACAAGAGGTCGAGAGACTAGAAGGGCTTGACTCTACAAACCCCAACTATGTTCAGTACCAGTGGAACTCGGCAGGAATGACCTTCGAGAACTGGCAGATTGCTCACTTCCGTATCTTGGGTAATGATAAGTATTCTCCATACGGGACCTCTGTTCTTGAGCCAGCCCGCCGTATCTGGCGTCAGCTAACCCTCATGGAAGATGCAATGATGGCGTACCGCATTGTTCGTTCTTCTGAGCGTAAGGTGTTTAAGATTGACGTTGGTGCTGTTCCGCCGCAAGAGGTTGAGCAGTTTATGCAAAAAATTCC